TCAGTGACAGGACTCAGGAACAAGGGACACGGCAGGCTGTTGGCCAGGAGCTTGGGCTTGCACGTAAAACAACTCACAAGAACCTTCTTCGACCGGTCGGACCTGAACTGAAAGCGCAGGCACGCCGTTTGCCAGAAATTCACGCACTTGGAAGTGCGCGGCGGCTGGCTCACCCGCCGACAGACCGACAAGTCGGCCAATGCCATTCATCGTGGCCGTGGGGTAGCGGTGCTGGCCGCTCACCACCAAACGGCCCACCGTCACCTCGGAGCAGCCCGAACGCAGCGCTGCGGGCCCCGCGGCCTGGCACTGCAAAAAGAAGAGATCGGCCGCAGTGCGCATCTGGCTGGCCATGCGCGACAACATGACCTGGCGAGCGGCCACTTGGGCCTCCTTCAATCGAGGCAATGCCAGCGAAAGCAGCACTGAGATGATGATCAACACAACCGCCAACTCCATCAGTCCAAAACCTTGGCCCCATTGCCTTAACCGACCTCACCCAACTGTCGAAGGCTGAGACTTGCCCCCCGGGCGCGCGCGAGTAGTCGATCCAAGTGACACGCTTGTCATGAACGCTAGACAGTTCAACAAGAGACGCGAGAACAGCGGTCTTACTCCTGAAGACTGAGCTGGAGTCGTCGTCAAGGTCTCGGACCTTGGCCTCCGTTTCAGACCAGTTTCTGCCGACAGGTATTCCTGATGACCGCATTACCGCTGCTGCGACAGCAAAGTTGAAGCGCGCTGAGAGCACTGAGCAGACGCGCAGAGCGCTTGCCTCACGAGCAATGGTGTCCAAGTCCTTCATTCGTCATCTCCCCAATGAATAGACGCCCTCGGGATGCAAGCATTGCACCTGGGGCGTAACTTTGGGGTGAGTGTAGATCCAAGCGAATCAGACGACAGGAATTTCGCGCCCGCGAAAATTCACCAGCAGATCAGAGCTTCTGCACCTGAAGCACCAGCAAGATTTCAGAACGGGAGTTCTCGGCACCCTTGGTGTCAAGCATACGAGGGAGGAATGAAAGACCGTCACGGGTCTGAGACTCCCTGTTCTCTGTCAGTCCTCCCAAAACAATGACATCGCCATCTTGCAGCCCAACAGAGGTCTGAAGCGCTCGTTTGGTAAGGGTGGGGGAATTGTTCACCCCGGTGGTGGTCGCTACAAAGTTTGAAAGCTGCTGGTCAATGCTCAGCTCGATGACCGACTCCCGCACCATGGGCTGAATGTCGAATATCACGCCAGAAGATCGGTATTCGACGGACTGAATGGCCTGGCCTGAGCCCTGGGCGTAAGACAGCGCGCCAAGAACGGGAACATCCTGTCCAACAGAAAAGCGCCCTCTGGCACCTGATCGAATGCGTAAGGATGGGGATGACAAGACCTTGAAACGGTTGTCGTTCGAAAGGGCCGCGTAGATCAAGTCCAAAGAGGTCGATTTGAGACGGACGAAAGTGCCGACGTTGCTTGCCCCACCGATGCCGGCAGATAGCTTGCCGCCTACAACGGAGGCCAACAGACCGAAGGCGGAACCGCTCTTGTCGGAGCTGCTGACTTCGTAAACGACACCTCGGACAACCACCTCGCCGACTACGGTATCCACTTGAGGCAAGAGCTTTCGCAACATCTCGACTTCCCGAGCTTCTCCCGAGAAAACAAGTGCGTCTGCAGACTGATCCAGCATGGCAGCCGCAGAGCCATCTGCGACAGACTTGTCTGATTTCGACCCTGGCGAACTGATACCTCGATTGACGGAGAACCCGCCCTTAAACAGTGGGCCGAGCAGCTTTGCCAGGTAGGGAACGTCTCGAAACTTCGGGATGTAGACAAAAACCTCCGGTTCGATCGCCTGAGCCTCAGTAGTCTTGCGTTTGGCGATGAAGTCCACGCCATCCCGAGTCTCGACAACGTAGCCGAGAGAGCCAAGGAAGGCCCGCAAAAAGGCTTTCAGATCGCCCCGATCTGTGGAGAACCTAAAGGAAACGCTGCGGCTATCGGCAAGCACTTCAGGGTCAAGCACGAAAGGTGTCGTGATCGCTTCTGCATAGAGCAACTGGATCACCTGGCCGACGCTGATTGCGGCGAGATCGAACCGATAGGGGGATGCCTTGGCTAGGCCTTGTGCCGCCGTAGCTAGGCAAGTCACGGCCATGACAATGAGGACAACGAGACGCTTCATTGCTTACTCTCCGACAAAGCAACGCGGCTTGTCGAACCAGACCAGGTGGTCACACGCTCACCGTCCACATCACCGACCATGACAGCACCAACATCCTGAAATGCAGAGGGGTGCTCAAGACGTACCCGGCCACCTTCTCCAACCAGGACGACAAAGGCCTTATTCCCAATCGTGAGAGAACCTGAAATGCGCCAGCTTTCCGAGACGGCGACAGGCTTTTGGTGCCCTAGGTGAGGCGGCAAATCTTGGGTGGGAGGACTGCCAGTTAGCGCGACCTTTGACCCTTCAGTGCCACGAGCTGGACGTGGCGAAAAGAAATTCTTGATGCCATACACACCGAGCGCCCCAAACAGTACAAGACATCCCGCAAGGAACCAGAGCTTCTTGGAGGCCAAGAGGTTCTGACGCTTGTCGACGTTCACGGTCTTGCCTTCGACGCCGCCTTTGAAGCTCGAGTACAGCGGGAAGACGGCCTTGTCATACTTACGGACCCAAGTACCGATCATGGTGGCCTTCGTCATCTTAGACCCCTCCCACATGTTTACGGAGTAGGTATTGCCGAGACCGAGGCTCACTTTTTTGTGGGTCCGAAAGGAGAAGGCGACCACGCTCCTGAGGAATCGATGCAAGGTGCTCATGTCCTGAATCATGAGCACCAGGTCGCATGCCACGCCGCTGTCTTGATGCACGAAGTGTCCATGCTCAAGGAAGAAGCTCTTGTGCTCCTTCAAGAGCTTGCAGTCGGTTCCCCAAAAACGCCACGCCTCATCAATGCAGACGAGGTCGCCTGGCTGGCAAAAGGTTTCAGTGATGGCGCTCTTCTTGTCGTCGTAATAGGGGAAGAAGTCAGTCTTGAAGACCTCTTCATTGGTGCAATGGACGACCTGGCCGAGTTCGGCAATCGACAGATCACGGGTCTCTGCAACGTATGCTCTGATGAGGTCGTTGTCGATGCCGTCCACGTTGGTGACCACGCGGCGACCTTGCGCCACCGCCTCTAGGATGACTTGGGAAACGACCTCATAGCTTTTGCCGGAGCGCATGAGGCCGGTATAGACATTGATTGGCATGCAGGGAACTTCCGTTTTCGCGTCCGCGAAAATCAACCGATGACGGGTATGCGGCGAATGATGAAACGAGTGGTGTAGGCAGACACAACCATTGCGATTCCGGTCTGAACCATGAACACGTCAAGGAAGTACCAGGTCGAATTAGTCACGCTGGCCATGGCACCATTTACGGCGCTGCCGTTGGGAAGAATGGACGTGATTGCCGCGATGAACTCGGTGGTGACGAAGTACAGCGCGAAGAAGACAGCAAACTTGACCAGTACTGAACGTACAAGCCAGGCCAAGACCGTATTCAGTGCAGAAAGCAGGATTCCGAACATGGCGGCTGCCTCAGGCTGAGAGGATGATCAACAAGGCCAGCAAGGCCCACGCAAGCGCCATGGCAGTCTGGATAACCGGCTTGTTTTCATCCAGCAAGGTGCAATGCCCATCCATGATCTGCGTCTCACCAAAGAGATTGAGTGTGGGGCGCGGACATACGGATATATGACTTCCAGGCGTGAAGCTACGCAACTCCGGCATCAGGCCAAGAACTGGCGCAAGGATCTGAGCCGCAGTCGGTGTCGTCTCTAGCTGAGGTGCGCCAATTGACGGGTCAGCTCCAAGGTTGAGTTGCGCTGACGAAGCTCCAGGATTGATGGTCCCGGTTGGTTGTGTTTGGGTTCCGTTGCTTGTCCCAATCGGGCTACCTGAAACGGGCATCGTCCAGGGCGAGGGGCCAGTTTGAGGGGATACAAACTCGCCAACGGTCGGATACTGAGTCGGATTGCTGGACTGCCACGCGGACACGTCGCTAGTAGTGACAGCATTGGCGTAGCTATAAGGCAACCCAGCGTATCCAGGTTGGCTGGCAGCCTGCTTCCAAAGTTGATTGGCTATTGCTGCAACGACGGCGGGATTGAGCGGCTTCTCTTTGTCGGAGCTGGGAAGGTCAGCTATGGCAGTTTGAAGATCAACCGCTGTCTTTGCGGGAACGGCTCCAGGTGGAGTGAAAAGGTAGGGACTGCATGACTTCGTGCTCGCAGTGTAGAAGCTGCCTTTTGCACAGCTTGCAGGGGCACCACCCTGTGTGAGGCTTGCCATGACGGAGCCACACAGCCAGTGCGTTGGGTCCGGTTGCGTGCAGGTCACCGGAGCGGGATTTTGCTGGCCGCCACGCTTCAATATGTTGTACCTGGCTTGCTGCGCGACAGACACACCATCACCCCCATAAAGGATGGTCGTTGCATCACTTGCAGACCAGTAGGTTCCACCGGAGCTAATCCCATTTGATGGGTCGATGTCTATGGTGACTGCGCTGCCTTCATCGATTTTTTGATCGCTGCGGAACAGCCAGTTCATGAGACCACCGATTGCCATGGTGACGGCGTATCCAACAACGGTACTGATCCCTGCGACTATGGCGACTCCAACCCAACCCGGGGCAGTCGCGCCCGCGAGGAGCACACCCGTCACTGCACCTGCTGTGCCACCTGCGACAGTGGACACTCCGTTGATCGTGGCGGTGACGTTGGGAGCCCACTTTGTGCTGCCGCTGGCGTCAGTGACAGGGGAATAACCCATATCCCCTGCCTTCTTGTAATAGACGCCCGAGAGAGTGGATTGCATCTTGGCGTAGCTGGAGGCATTTCCCTCAACATACGAGCCGATGATGTTCCCCTTGGTGTCGAAGACGAGTGTGGTTGCAGCAAAGGCATGCAAGGGCAGCATGACTAGGCTGATGCAGAGCTTCACGAGCAACAGAGTTCGCCAATTCATTCGTCTAGCCCCTTCACGACGGCCCACGCCGAAACCATGCCAAGAGCAAAGATGAACAAGTACCAGAGTTGGGAATTTGTCATCGCAGACCTTTGGACTTTTTCCACTCTCTGTACTCATGAGACCGTTGCTCAATTTCGTACTGGCGTTCGAACTGCTGTTCGCGTCTCCGCGTTGAGAACCAGTCCAAGTGCGACGACAGCCCCCACGACCAGGCTTCTTCGCCTCGCAGCATCGCGAGCAGGTTCATGACAGCAAAGATGACGGCGTAGATGCCCGCAATCGTTGCACCAACACTCATCACTGCTTGAACAATGTCGGACGCGATGATCTGCTCCAGGATCGGGCCGAGATCAATTGGTTGCATGCGTTCCCCTGAAAGTTAAAAAAGGGCGGAGCATCGCTGCAACCGCCCTTGTGCTGCTCATGCAGAATCAGCCGCCACGCAGCATGTTCAAGACGATCTTTGCCGCCTTGATCGAGACGTAAATGACGGCCAAGATGGCAGCAACAGCCATGATCCCTGCCGTCACCACACCCTGCTGGTCAGAGAAGGCACTGGTGATTGGCGAGAGGTCGATGGGCGTGGTGGCAGCATTGGCTGCACCAGTGGCAGCGACGGCGACAAGAGCTGCCAAGCGATGGTTGAACTTCATTTGGTTTCCTTTCAAGAACAAAGCGGGAACCGCCCGCCACGGATTGGGCTAACCCTTGCGGATCAGACTCAAAACTGAACCTCCGACACGCGCTGCAATGAAGCAAGCGATGACGAAGGAAAAAGATACGGACCAAACAGCCACGACAGAGGCCGGGTCCAATGGCTCTACGGCCATGTCAAAGAGGGACGCTTGCGAGGGATCAACGACATAGCCCTGAACCCGTGAAGGCACGTAGAACTGGGTACCCACCTTGGGACAAGCGACCTGCTGGGCGCTTGTCGCAGAGGTCGCAGGGACGCAAACAACAAGGGTCTGAGTGGTTCCAGTAGCCATGAAGGGTGATTCGCTTTTCGCGTCCGCGAAAATCAGTGCTCACGCACGTCGTCTAGGTACGCGCCGAATGGCACTTCCTCGTCGGCAGTGCCGAGAACATCCAGGTTGACAATCACGGGCTCATCGTCCAAGTCCGCCCAGTCCTGCACGAGCTGCAAGGCCCGTTCAGGGTCGGACACGACGCCGCCGCCAGCTTCGGCCAGCGAGCGAACCCATGTGGGCTGACCATCGCGCAGACCCGGGCAAAGGAAGCGCCCGGTAGACTGGCTTTGAACGATGAGCCTCATGTTCAAGCCGCCTGCTTGACCTTGTCCAAGGGGCGAATCTCAACCAAGGTCAGCTTGGCAGAGTCTTCCTTGGCAGCGGCCATCTCGAAGACGGCCTTCGCCTTCAGCGGCAGGGAGTTCCCGAGGTGCGCCCACTTGTCGAACTCCTTGGCATCACCCAGCTTGAAAGGACGCGTCACGCGGCCGATGGAGCGGCCAGCACCGTTCTCCTTCAGGTCCACTTCACAATGGAACGTGCACGAGCTGAACTCGCGACCCTCATAGCTGCCGGAAGATTCCTTGACCGCATGAACGATCACTTCAGATTCAAAGCGCATGGTTATTTACCTCGGAAAGTTGCCACATGGGATAGGTCAAGCCAGAGCTGGGCAAGGCTCTGCGACCTGGGAGCGGGAAGCGGCTGCGGCGAAAGCAGCCTTGAGTTCTGCGGGGTTGAAGCGCTGAAGACGACCGGGCAGCTTCTGGCCCGTGACAAGACGGAGAAAGTCTTCATCGCCGAGGAACTTGAACGCGGCGGCAATTGAGGCGGAAGCGGTCTGGAATGACCACTTAAGGTTGCGGAATACCTCGGCTTCAACGGTCATGGGCGCTAGGCGCCCGTCTGTAGGTACAAGCTCAGGTGTGAACGACTCACCAGCCTCCGCAAGCACAGTGGCATGCCAATCGCTTGCGCCACCGAAGAAGTCAGCGGGGCGGCGAAGCATGTCGGTTGAGAGCTCGCGCAATTTGTTCCCATAGCGCAGCTCGACACGAACCCACTTAGATTCAGCTTCCTCGCCAAAGAGCTGGTCGCCCTTTTCGTAGACGTTGGTTTCCTTGCCCGCTTCCTTAGAGCCGATGTATACCGAGCGAGAACGCCCCTTCAACCAGTTGATGTCCCTGATCTTGAGGCGACGCCCGCCAACGTCGCAGAGGCCAGCGTGGTAATCCTGCGCTACGCGTTCAATACCGCCGCTGAGGCCATCGAATAGGTCAAGGGCAAGGTCGCAGCGCGTAATGTCGGCTGCCAGTTGGTCGCATAGGTCAGCGAGTCTTTCGCTCCAACCGAAGGCGGCGAAGGTGCAGGCTGCGCCGAACAGGTTGACGTGAATGGTGCCAGCCTGGGCAGTCTGGCGCGGACTCTCCGACGAAGCACCGAAGCCAACCCAGCCGCACTCAACATCGTTGCGAAGGATCGGCCAGCGGTGCCTATAGAAGTCATGCCCTTTTCCAAGGATAGGAGAGCGTGCAAACTCAGGGCCAAGCAAGAGCGCAACACGATCAGCCAACTCTGCAGCCTGCCCGCACGCATTGCGTTCACAGTCTGGAAGCGCGTTGATCAGCTTATAAATCTGCGATAGACGGTATCCTTCGTCCCAAATGTTGTCGCTGAGTACGGGGACTTCATTTCGCAACGAAGGTGCATTGCGTGTTCGAACGGTGAAGCGAAGCCAGTCAACATGAACCAGCGAACCCGTATGAAGGCGCTCAGCTTCGAGGCGCAACTTGATGGTGTTGCCGTCAGTGACCAATGTGGCCTTAGCGGGGCGGGTCATAGGAGCACCTGAGAGAGGTTATCCCCGTGATTACCATCGGGGACCATCGCACAGTCCCGCAAAGAAGCCGCCTTGCGGCTCACCGTGCGTCCGTCCTCGCTGACGCTGCGGGCGGGCGCACGCTGCGCCGACAAGGTGGCATAAAGCTGTATGTGAGGGTTGCGCAGCTCAGGCCAGAAGTCGAGCTGCTGGACAAAGTGGGTGCGAGGCTGACGCTTCACAGTGCGAACTCCTGGGTGCGCTCAGCGGCCTTCAGCCGAATGGCTTCGACATTGATGAAGACGCGCTTACCGATGGTGATCTGAGGCCAGTAGCCACGCTCAGCTTGGGCGACGAGGACACCAACAGGTAGCCCGATGGCGTGGGCAAAGGCCTCACGATTCATCAGCGGAACCGAAGGTGCGGCTGGTGAGCTGGATTGCAGCGGAAAGTCAGGGGCGCCCATAATGAGGTCTCTTGCTTACCAAAAATTGGTGTGCGATTAGCTTACCAGATTTTGGTAAGAAACCAACCAGAAATTGGAAAAATGACGCCTGAACGTTTCGATGGTGATGCCAGCGACTTCCGCGAGAGAGTCATTTGGGTTGTCCGGAACTTCGCCGGACGGCCAACTCGATACAAAACGCTGGAAGAGCGGTTTGGCATCAGTGCGCGCAAATGGCAGAACGTGTGCAACCACGTCCAGCAGCCAAGCATTGAAATGGTTGCAGCACTTGCGACCGTCTATCCGTTTTTCCTGTCATGGATGGTGACGGGGCACGGCCGGACGATCACGCAGATGGACCCTCAAGAGGATTGGTTCAAGAACCTACTAGGTGCGCTTGAAGAGTCGCCAGAGGTGCAGGAAGACGTGCTGCACAGGTATGCGGATCGCCTTACGGAAGACAACGGCATACGCGTGAGTGACACAACAACTTCAGCCGTCGATCCAGCGAAGCGGGTCGAACTCGAAATGGCGCTTGCCAAGAAGTCAAGCAAAGCGACACGGGCAGCAAAAACGAATGGCGATCAAGAAGACTGACGCAGGATGGCTGGTAGATAGCCAGCCAGGTGGGAGAGGCGGGAAGCGATTTCGCAAGACGCTCAAGACGCAAGCCGAAGCAAAGGCCTATGAGGCCTGGCTAACAACACAGGTCAATCAGAACGCAAAGTGGCAACCTGAGAAGCGAGACACACGAAAGCTTCGTGAACTGATAGACCTCTGGTACTCGCACCATGGCTCGGGCCTGAAGGCTGGCGTCAACACGTACAGCCGCCTCAAGCTCGCATGTGATGCCATGGGCAACCCCGCTGCCGACAGCTTTACGGTCAACACCTTTGCCACCTACCGTACCGATCGGCTTGCGGCAGGCATCGCACCGAACAGCGTGAACCGTGAGCATGCCTACCTGCGCTCGGTGTTCAACGAACTGCGCCGACTAGGCCAATGGAAGAAGCCCAATCCACTGGCCGAGCTGCGCCAGTTCAGAGTGCAAGAGCGCGAGCTGTCATATCTGACGACCGATCAGATTCGCGATCTGCTTGACAAGTTGGCCGAGGGGAAGAACCGCCATGCGGCCATGATCGCAAAAGTCTGCTTGGCCACTGGTGCGCGGTGGAGCGAGGCAGAGGGTCTCGAAACGCGCCACATCCGAAACAGCCAGATCCAGTTCGCTGGCACGAAGTCCGGCAAGGTACGCACGATCCCGATTGACCCCAGCTTTGAAGCCGAACTGCGGAACCACCACGACAGGGCGGAAACTGGGCAACGCTTGTTTGCCTATGCCTATTCAGCCTTCCGAGATGCCATCGAGCGAGCGGGCATCACGCTTCAGGATGGTCAGCTCGCGCACGTCCTGCGCCACACCTTTGCATCGCACTTCATGATGAACGGCGGCAACATCCTCGTGTTGCAGCGCAGCCTTGGCCACGCGAACCTGACGATGAAGATGCGCTATGCGCACCTAGCGCCCGACCACCTGCAAGAGGTGGTGAAGCTGAATCCGTTGATTTCGTTGAATCGCAGCTGAGAAAAAGAGAGGGAATTGCAGTCGCTCTCCGGGCATCCCCAGTCAATTCAACAAGAGAGGCTTGTATTGGTCGGGAAGCAATGCATATTCTCCCCAGCCCAAACGTTGCACACACAAGCCCAGGCCGCTGCTAGTGACCTCGCCCCAGAAGATCACCACACGTCCCACTGATTCATCGCCAATCCCCTTACTGGACTGAGCCGAATCTTGGTCTTTCAAGTAGAAGTCCCTGATGTTTGGATGACAGCGCAACTTCGTCATCCTCGTATTGGTGGACCTTGGCGGGCGGCCAGGATTGAACGAGCGAATGATCTCGCCAAAGTAAAGACGGGGAGTGTCATCCTCGGCTTCGACAGTTGCAACATCGACAAGCGCATCTATGAGACGCACAGCAGCCGATGCACCGGGAAAATGGTAGTGACGATAGAGATTGAGATCAAACCGGCGGCAAATGCTTTGGACGGTGGACAGCTTCGTTGGCAATCGAAAGACACCGCCGTGATGCCTTGATATCGGGACATCGGCACTTGGGCCGTCCACATCCTCTACGTGGGACTGATCGTAGGTGCCAACCACAAGTCCTCGCGAATCTGGCGGATCCTTCAAGAACCCGCTGACCAAAACCAGTTCCTCTTGAGCAATAGCTTGCTTGGCCAGCTCCTCGGAGTCGAACTTCTTACCTTACGGCTTCGCCGACTTCAGATCGCAAAGAACATGCTGGTTCGAAGGGAGATGCGCATAGCACGCGAGTCTCCCATTTGAAAAAATCTGCTTATCCTTCGGGGTCCGGCTGAGGGGAGTGAAACAACCAGGGCAATAGAGGAAACCATCCATGTGCGCCTCGTACCCAGCAGGCGGCACCTTCTCGGCCCGATCTTCCAGCACTTTCCGATTGCCAGTCTTGGAGTCCCAGAAGCGGTCGTAATAGGCGAACTTGATTCGACTTTTTGCAGCGCGCTCAGCCAT